ATCTATATGTTTCTCTAATATCTTACCCAAAGTATAATCCATTTGTGCGGCAAGATATTCTTCGCCTTGATATTCGTAAACAATATCATTACCGTTTTCATCTGTGAGAATTACTGCTTCTGCGTTCTTTACCTCTACAATGATATAAGGACGCTTGCCCGTATATGCACCTGTCAGAAGCTTGATGGCATCATACTTGATAGGCTTTAATTCAGCCTCTCCTTCTTCAGGTAGTTCTGCATCAGCCGGATATTCTTTGCCACCACAGAGGTAAGTGATATACTTCTTAGCGTTAGTTGGTCTGATTTCACGGTATTCGTGAGTTTTCTTGCCTGCTAAGATTTCATCGAAATACTTCTGTTTAATCGAGAGTGTTAAAATATTCATAATCGTGCCATTTTTAATTGAATAACTAAGTAGTTGCGGGTAACGGATTCGAACCGCTGACCTTCACCAAGTCAAAGTGACGAGCTGACCACTGCTCTAACCCGCGATAGCGCCACTAAGGTACAACCATAACCAAAAACACAGAAACATCTTCAATCGTTATTTATGACAATCGATTTATTGTCGTAAACTAAGCCATTTATCCCGTTTTTCTCTGCACGCCTCTAAAGTAGGCGCACAGCAAGAAAACAGTTCACCACTTTCAGTACGGTAATCGTACTGGTACATTCTCACTCTCTTACCTCGCAACTTGGTGTTGTAGGTAGTATAATTCTCTTTACCGGGCTGGCATACGCTGCAACCGTTTTCGTTTATTGAGTTCATAATCAATCTTATTTAATGTTTCACATTCAACCGTTCTTCACTCGTATAAGCCACTACAAGCCCGGTTTCATCATGTTGTATCGTGACATACTTTTCGCCTCTTTCTATGGTAGAAAAATCACACATAGAACATAACTTGCCTAATACTTTGCCCAATTGTTTCATCAGTGATGTTTCTGGGCTGATAACTAAAACTAAATCTGCTTTCATAATCGTATGTATTTAAGCGTTAATACCTATTGCCTTTCTTACGAAGTCACCAGCCTGTTCTACTGACATATTCAACTTCTTCTGAACCAAGATAAGCATACAGGCTACTTGCTCTTGTGTATTCAGATTGCCCTGCGCAAACTCTGACATGATGAACTTTTCTATTGTTCTCTGTTTAATTACTGATGTTGCCATAATCATATATCTTTTAATTGTTATTACTTCTTGTTTGATGATGCAAATGTAAATGATATATTTGACACTGCAAACAAAATAAGAAATAATATCCTTTCCTTTAACTTTATTTTGTAAATGATATATTTGACACTATTATAATAAACGTATCTTTGCAAAAAAACATAATAGCATGAATAGGATAGAATTACTTATTAAAGAAAAAGGGTATAATATGACATCTTTTGCCGAAAAAATGAATACTACAAGGCAGAACTTATACGCCATATTAAAAAGCCCATCCTACCCAACGCTTGAAAAAGTAGCAGAAGCTTTGGACGTTCCTATGTGGCAACTCTTTGCATCACCGGAAGAAGTGAAAGATGATGCCAATACTATCACCTGCCCTCACTGCGGAGGTAAAATACATTTCGATGGAGAACCACGTATGCCAGAACATAAAAATATACGAGGGAAAGAATACTATAAATAAAGAGTAATATGGAAACATTAGAAATAATATATATAATAATTAGCTTTGTTTTCGGAGTCTTTGTTTCCCCATATTTAAAAAGGACTATAGAAAATATTGCAGATACTCACTGGAGTTATAGAAAAGAAAAAGCTAAAATGAAGTCTGATATTGCAAACAATATAGACAAGCAGTTATTTAGACTTCTAATAAAAGCACAATACGCTCTAAAAAAAGAAGATATAGACTATTCATTACATGGTTGTGGTTCTGCTTTTAAAGACATATCTAATCTTATCGAAT